GAGTTGGCCGAATCAAACGCTCGTTTAAGCGCGGAGATTGCCGCCAACAACCAACTCTACGAACTGCGCGAGCAGACAAGGCTCCTTCGCAAGATTGCCAACCAGTGAATCGTTGGATAATTACAGCAATACTTGTTACAAGTGGTTGTGCTTCTTATCCACGCCCCTACCCTTGGAACTTCCCCCCAGAAGAGGAATGGAATCAACCACTTGAAACAAGCTGGGTTAATGCCGTTGACGCCTACCGCAACTGGACGGCCCCGAAAGGAAAAGTATGGAATCCGCTTATTCGGGAGTATGAGCCTGACTTTGGCTATGAGATTGAACTTCTGAAGCTTCGGGATCTTGAGGAACATGAGTTGTATCAATAATCCAGCCAAGCCTGCGGGCTTCTTTTCCATTCTCATGCACCCAACGATGGCATCCCGAACAGAGCGCGGCAAAAAGGTCGTAGCGGTTAAGCAGCGACCCATGGCGTTGGGCTTTATGATGCACTTCGGTGGCTTTGCTTTTCTTGCAACGCTCACAAATCGGGTGGAGAGCCAGATAGGCTTTGCGAACATTTGCATACTCCTTGTATTCACGCTGGCGCTTGGGGGATGCATTCCTCAACCGTCCGCCGCGCTTGAGGCCATTCGATCTTTTCAGTGGAGTTTTTGAACGAAGGGGAGTTTTTCTTGTCATACTTTTATGGAGATTCACTGGAATAAATACGAAGATAGCAAGCCCGTCAAGAACGGTGTTTACTTGATTGCCAACGAAGATATTGACCCGCCACTTAGGGCGTGTTCATATTACGATATGACCCACGGCTGGACAGGAATAGCCCATACTTTGGAAAAGCTAATCCAATGCTGGGCTGATTTTCCCGCAACCCAATCTTTTACAAACCATGCCAAAGTTCAAAGTCGTTTTAACTGTTATCAATGAAGACTCTGTATCCCCATTCGTGGTTGGCCCACGATTCCGTCGAGGAGGACAAATGCCAATGGAAAGGCTATCAACAGAGCGAAGCGGCTATTGGTTCGACCCAGAAACAGAAAAAGATCTCGCGCAAGAATGTGCAGACCAATTCACTAAATATATCCAACAAGCAGAAGCAAAGAAAAAGAAAAAATGAGCGATAAAACCAAAACATTCATTGTGTCCCACGGGGAGAAGATTGTTGAACTCCATGGATTCGGGCTTTCCCATGAAGAAGCGACACTACAGTCCGATCAATTGACACGGGCTGGCAAGCGCAACGTCCGCATTCGTCTGGAAGATCCCGTCCATCCAAGCTGGCCGCTCAACTTCGACGCACAATGAATATTGTCTTTGCCTACCACAACGGAGATGCTGATCTGGCTATGGAGTCCGCCAAGGCTATCACAGCTATGGGGCTGAACATGCGTCACAAGGCTTATGTCTGTACCAGAACTGGTACTAAAGATTGTAACACCGTCATCCAAGAACTGAAGAAAAGCTTCCCTGAAGTTGACCAAATAACCGCACAAGATGGTTTCGACGGCTGGCCGCTTGGCCCAAATCAGATGTTCAGTGATGTGGCTGCTGCGATGTATTCAACCAAGGTTCCCTTCTACTTCTGGGAACCAGATTGTGTCCCGATGAAAGAGGGTTGGTTAGATGATCTCGACGCCGAATACCACCGAAAAGTCGGCATCATGGGCCATCTCTACGAAGGAGGCATGGCAACCAATGGCAAGAATATCTACAAGATGATTGTTGGTAGTGCGGTTTACCCTCCCAACTTCTTGGACTTTTGTCCTTCCGCGCAATCCTTATCAACCTACAACTTGGCCTATAAGAATGCAGGCACCATCCCCGAACCATGGGATGTTCGTTGTCGGTGGAACTTTATGAAGATCGGGCGGGACACCCCACTCATCCGCACTTATTGGAAAAGTGTGAACTACCAGTGGAAAGACGGAAAGATCGTCTTCTACGCCGAAGACCCCGAAGCCCAAGCTGTCCAAGGGGTCACATGCCCAGACAGAATTATCTCCAGCCAAGCGGTGGTCATCCATGGGTGCAAAGATGGGTCGCTTCACAAGATGGCTCAAGAAGGATTCCCAATGCCGTCAGATTCGACGGGATTAGAAGGAGGGGGACAAATTGCCACCCCCCTTGTGCAAAACGTCAACAATGAAGTACAAAGTCCTACAGTTTGTAACAAAGCGTCAGAAGTGGTGCAAATCGTCACAAAAGACGAGTTAAGGCCCAAATCCCGCAACAAATCGTCAGATAAGACGAAAAAGAAGCGAGTAATCTCCGAAGCGGAGCGCGAACGCCGCAGGCAATCAATGCTGGCAATTTTGGCAAGAAAGCGTGAACGAAAAGCCCAAGCGGCTGTCTAACGCTTCCTATGCACGAAGTCATCTACGAACCCTCGGCGGAAACCGCAATACTGTCCTGCCTCTGCCACGCGCCGACAGAGGACCAAAGGGAAATCTTACTTTCCATCAAGGAGGATCATTTCTACCTTCAGGAAAATAAAATTATCTTTCGGGCAATCATGCGATGTATCGCCAAGGGGATGCAGGCCGATATCATCAATGTGAAGGCCGAAATCGAAGCGGCCAACGAATACGACATCATCGGGGGTGAACAAAAGATTGCAGAAGTTGCAACTTCATGTGTGGCCCACAACAATTGGAAACGCTACTACCCCAAGCTGGAAGAAGCCCGTTACAGAAGGTCATTGGAGTATCTGGCCAATGACATGGTTCACAAGGCCCGTGACCGCGAACTCAAGATTGACGAACTCAAGAACTGGTCGGAAACCACCGTAATGAAGGCCGACTATGAGATGGATGACGGGGACAAGCTATCCATCATTAGCGCCCTAGACCGCGCTGCCCAGAACATCGAATCCACCATTGCGGGTAAGCCCTGTGTCGGCATCAAGACGGGACTGGTTCCAGTAGATGATCTTTTAATCTTCGGCATGCGAGGAGGAGATATGGTAGTGGTCGCCGCCCGTCCAGCAGTTGGAAAGACCAGTAGCGCCATGCAGATTGCAGAGCATGTGGCTCTCAACCAGCAAAAACGGGTATTGGTGTTTTCTCTTGAGATGACCAGTGTTGCTCTCATGGAGCGACTGATCCGCTCCCGTGCGCGTGTGCGAGCGGCTGACATTCTGGCTAGGACGGTGACCCCGCTACAAAAGAAAGCACTGGCAGATGCCACAATGGAAATCCAAGGCTCCAAGATCTTGTGTGATGATAGTTCGGCCAAGTCCATCGGCTATCTCAAGGCAGTAGCTCGCCGCGCCCACCAGCGCGAACCACTCGACCTCATCATTATCGACTACCTCCAGCTTGTCAGAGGGGACAGTCGGCGCGGAAAAGAAAACCGTGTGTGCGAGGTGGAAGAGATTAGCGGCGGCATAAAAGACCTAGCCAAGACGCTCAAGGTTCCTGTTCTGGTTCTGGCTCAACTCAATCGCGACCCCGACAAGCGCGGAGGACGCCCAAGTCTGGCCGACCTCAAGGGATCAAGCGCCATTGAGATGGATGCCGATATTGTCATCATGCTCCACAGCGAAGAAGCCGCCGATCACGGGCAAAATCCCACCATGGAATTTATCGTAGCCAAGCATCGTGAAGGCCCGACAGGTGTGGCCAACATGGTCTTTAACAAGGCTATTACCCGATTTGAGGTGGCGTAGCCTTCCAGCAAAAATCAGGAAAATCCAGATTCTCCCCGCCTTGCACTTCAACTGGTAGGTGGACGCTGACAGCATTGTAGCAACCACAGACGCCACAAGCCTTGAGTTGCATATCGTAAGAAGTTTTTCTAGCTCCTGCGATATGTGGCAGCATTCCTGCAATACCCTTGCACCCCCAACATCCAGAAGTGGCGATCTGATGAGGGCATGCCGCACAGATCTTGGCGCGGCGTTCGGCTTCTTCTTGGGGGACAAGCTCAAACTTGCCCTTGGTGGCAAATTGATACATGGCCCGAACCCAGCGGACAATCTCGGCAAACCCCAAAGTTTGCTTCTTGCTAGTGCAAGGAACACAGCCTTGATGGCCAGCCAATCGGTCACAAAGATTGTGTTCTATTTGTGACACAAGATCGGTGGGAGGGGTGATACCTTTGGATACCAAAAGCTTCTCGCAGTTTCCGACCATATCCCAAAAATCCCCGCCATAGACTTCCTCGTTGACAATCGGACATTTAACGATCCACCCTTTCGGCGGGACATCTGTCTTGCGCGGATAGCAAAATTTAGGAGCCTCACTCATTGACAACTAGCTCCGCTTCGTAGGTTGAATCTTCGGGAATCTTCATGGATTCCAGCTTGGTGGCGATATTGATTTGGATGGCGTTTTGTTGATTGACGCCTTCGGAGAAGTTGATGGCAGCAGCTTCAGCCAGTTGCTTGATATTCCGCATCATTCCAAGAGCCTCCATGCCGTCGAGATCTTGCGCGGCATCAGCGGCCTTGACTAATACTTTACCAGTAAGAAACTTGATTGATTTTTTCATGGTCTCCAATGAAGCCGTAATTTCCGACATCAAAGTGGGAACCCCATCATCCTCCCAAGGGGCAGGAGATTGTTCGTTGACCAGTCGTTCTCGACATTGAATCCAACGCTGAGTATCGCGCCATAGACAGACCGTAGACTCACTAACTTTTAGTTCTTCGGCAATGTCCCGAATCGTCCTTCCCGAACAATACATGGAGAATCCCTTGATACACTCAAGCCTGCGCTTCTTGTCCATCTCTTCCATCTTGGCGGGAGGCGGAACTAAAGCTACGGGCTTTTCCACATCCCAAGGATAGAGGTTTTCTTTTTCGGGATTTGCCTGCCAGATCTTTGCATGGTCATCCCATTTCTCGCTATAGATAAGCTTCTCAAGTGTGGGTTTGTGCTTGGTGTCCAAGGCTTGCATGACTTCTGGCATCTTTCGACCAGCGGCATACAATCGAAAGGCGTTTTGTTTTTTAAGTCGATTTTCGGGGCTGTCCCAATCCCGTTCTGCAACCTTGCGCTTTTTCTCCATTGCGATTAGTGTAGTATAAATTTCATAAATGGCAACAGTTGATCAAGGGATAGAGAAATACGGGAGGTTATGGCTACCCAAAGACGGACAGGCGATTACGCCGATCCGTATTGAGATGGATGCATTCCTGCAAGGGCTGACGCCCGAAGAAGGAGGGCTCGGAAAAGCCCGCCATTACAGAAACATCGTTTCAGCTATCTGGCCCACATTCCAATGGCACAAGTGGGCGGAATTGGCTGCACAGGCATTTTGTTCCACGGTTCACGAAGTAGACGAAGTCACGGGCAACCGATTTATCCGAAGCGTGACAGGTCTGGCGGGCGGCACCGATTCTGGTAAGTCCTATGGCATGGCGGCGTTTGGGCTAGTCAACTGGTTCTGCGACCCAATCAATACGATGTGTATTGTGGTGTCTACGAGCAAGATTGACGCCAAGCAGCGTATCTGGGCGGCACTGGTCAAGATGTATCGCGAAGCCCGAAATATGGGACTGGCCTCTGGCCGACTGATTGAATCCATGGATATCATCAAGCTCTCAGACGAAGAGGGAGCTATTATTGACCCCGAAACAGGGGTAAGCGATGCGTCTTCGATTATGCTTCTCGCGGCGGGTGACGAATACAAAGATGACGCCCAAAAGCGACTTCAAGGTAAAAAGAATCGTCGTATCGTGTTGATAATAGATGAGTTACAAGATTGTTCGCCCTCCGTGATATCCCAAGCTGTGTGGGGATTTAAGGGAGCGCAAGAACTCTACATCGTCGGCGCGGGAAACCCCGCCTCCATCTTCGATCCCCATGGGAAGTTTTGCGAACCCATCAAGGGGTGGATGAGCGTTGACGAGGACACCCCGAACTGGAAGATACGGGTGGCTGGTATTGAAGGCGTATGCATCCGATTTGACTCTGAAAAAGACAATCCAAACCAACAATCATTTGAGGCTGGCAAGGGACTCCGCTATCCATTCCTTCCCAAGCCCAACGATGTGGCGTTGGCCCGAAAAGAACTCGGAGAACTCAACCCGCAGTATTGGAGAAAGTTCAGAGGCTTTTGGCCTCCAGCAGATGCCGATGATTCTACGATTGTCTCAGACATCCTTCTAGCTCGCCATGGAGCCATGGACAAACCCATCTGGGACGGAACCCCGAAAGATATTGCAGGAATCGACCCAAGCTATACCGAAGGTGGTGACCGTTTTGTCTTCACTCACATGAAGTATGGGAAACTAATCAGTGGGAAATGGGCAATAGCGGTGGAGA